GGCGTGGGGCGGAAGTTCTCAGGGGTGTACTACGTTCAGGGCGTGCGGCACGAGATCGGCGAGAGCGGGTATTCCTGCGAGTTGAAGCTCAAGCGCAACGCCCTCGGCAAGGGCGCGGGCGACAAGTCCGAGGACGCCCAGGGCCAGGAGAACGACAGGGAAGCGCCGCCAGTGCCCAAGGAAGAGACGCCGGAGATGGTGACCGTGGACGCGGATACGGGGGAGGAATCGTGATCGACGTCTACGAAAAACAGCACGAGGAGCGATACAAGAACCGGTGGTTCGGGAAGTACCGGGCCTTCGTGCGCGACCATCACGATCCGGAGCGCCTCGGCCGCATGCGGCTCGAAGTCCCCGCGGTCCTGGGCACGGGCGATGAGAACTGGTCGGACTGGGCGTCGCCGTGCTTCCCCTACGGTGGGAACGACGATATCGGCATGTTCCTGGTCCCTGAAGAAGGCGCGTCTGTCTGGGCCGAGTTCGAGGGAGGAGACGCGCGGTATCCGATCTGGGTCGGCGTCTGGCTGGCCAAGTCCGATCCCGGCGAGCAACCCGAGGAGGCGAAACGGCTCTGTAGTGAGGCGAAGTGCAAGGACTGCGAGGACAAGAACGAACACCAAGCCAACCCAGCCGACGACGAAGAACACAAGAAGTTCCACCAGCATCCCGACTACTACTGCCCTCGGCGCAAGGTGCTGCTTAAGACCGAGACCGGCCACACCATCGTAGCCGACGACAAGGACGAGGAGGAGTTTCTGAAGGTCATTGACCGCGCGGGACAGATGCTCCACTTCTTCTGTCCGGTGAAGGCCGACAAGAACGAGAACAACGCGCTCCGCCGCGGCACGCAGGAGGCCGAGGGCGGACGTTGCCTGGACGTGGCCGAGGACATCAAGGACGGCAAGGCGCGGATCGAGATTACGGATCTGTGCCGGCAGTTCGTGCGGTGGGAGGCGTGGCAGGACGAGGAGAAGATACACATCCAATCCTGTGACCATAATCGCTCGCGCATTCAGAAGCTCCTGCTGGACACCACGAAGGACAAGGAGCGGGTGGTCCTCTCCGGCCTCAACTTCCAGCAGGAGATCATCATCGATTCGACCGCGGGCCGGGAGCGCATCCTGGTCCGCGATAAGGTGGGAAGCACGATTGTCATGGACGCGGTGAACGGCAACGTGACCGTCAACGCGAAGAACAAGGCCTTCATCAATCCGTAGTTTGGACAAGGCGTTGAAGACTCAAGCGTAGCGCTTCGGGCGCTTCGCATTGAAGGCTCAAGCCCGGTGATCGAGAGCAAATGTTCTCGGTTTCCGGGCTTTTTGTTTTGGAGTTCTCTGGAGAACGACATGGCGCGGCCGCAGGCGAGGTTGGGCGACATCAGCAGTCACGGAGGCGTCATCGTGACCGGCGCGCGGCGAACCTTTGTGAACGGCCGCCCGGCGGCGCGCATGGGCGATCTCCACGTCTGCCCGCTGCCGTTCCACGGCATGACGCCGATCTGTACCGGCGACACGGACACCATCATCGAAGGACGGCCCACCGCCCGGATCGGCGACATCGCCGCGTGCGGCGCGGTCATCGCGACCGGCAGTGAAGACACATTGGCATAACGAAATGGACTGTCAAGCACTCGACAACCTGGACCTCGGCTACTGGGACATCGTTCCCAAGGTCGTGCGCGTGCAGTGCGAGGAGGAGGCGATCAGCTTCCCCCTCACCGCCTACGGAAAGCGCAAGACCGATCTGGGCTACCGCGTCCTGAACCCGGACATCGCGCAAGTGACCGGTTCGGGCAACGTGTCCCTGGGCCCCGTCGCCGGCGTCACCATGATCCTGGCGTGGCCGCTCGATGACCCGTGCGACATCAAATACATCCAGCTCGAAGTCGTTTGCGAGGACGCCTTGGCCTGCGGCGCATGTGAGACCAGTTGCCAGGCAGGATGCGAGCTCAGCTGTGAAACCGGCTGCGAGGTCACGTGCGAGACGGGATGCGAAACCGCCTGCGAAACCGGGTGTGAAGTCAGTTGTGAGACCGGGTGCGAGATCGCCTGTGAAACCGGCTGCGAGATCTCATGCGAGACGGGCTGCGAAGTCTCTTGCGAAACGGGATGTGAAATCGCCTGCCAGACCGGCTGTGAGATGGCTTGCGAGACGGGTTGCCAGGTCTCCTGCGAAACGGCCTGTGAGGTTGCCTGCGAGACGGCTTGCGAAGTCACCTGCCAGACGGCCTGCGAGGTCGGCTGCGAGACCGGTTGCGAGATTTCATGCGAGCAGGGATGCGAACTCACGTGCGAGCAAGGCTGCGAACTCCACTGTCAGGAGGCGTGCGAGATCACGTGCCAGAGCGGCTGTGAGATCGCCTGCGAGTCCACGTGCGAGGACCAGTGCGAAGTTTCTTGCGAAGTTGGCTGCGAGGTGGCCTGCGAGACGGCATGTGAAACCACGTGCCAATCGGGCTGCGAATTGCTCTGCGAGAGCGGATGCCAGCAGTCCTGCGAGACCCAGTGCGAAGACGGTTGCCAGACCGGATGCGAAGTGGCTTGTGAGACCGGTTGTGAACTCGCCTGCCAGACGGGGTGCGAGCAGACGTGTCAGACGGGTTGTGAAGCGGCGTGCGAGGTCGCGTGTGAAGCAACCTGCGAGACCGACTGTGAACTCGCCTGCCAGGAAGCCTGCGAGAACGCCTGTCAGACCGGATGCGAACTTAGTTGCGAGACGGGTTGTGAACTGACGTGCCAGAGTGCATGCGAAGCCACCTGCGAAACCGGCTGCGAGTTGACCTGTGAGACGCCATGCGAGTTGGCGTGCGAGACGGGTTGTGAACTCACCTGCGAGGACGCCTGCGAGGTGGCCTGCCAGAGCGCCTGCGAGTTGGCTTGCGAGACTGTATGTGAGACCACATGTGAAACGGGGTGCGAACTGACCTGCGAAACCCCGTGCGAGATGGCCTGTGAGACAGGGTGCGAACTGACGTGCGAATCGGCCTGCGACCTCGCGTGTCAGACCGGTTGCGAACTCTCCTGCGAGGCCGCGTGCGAGATCACGTGTGAAGCGCCGTGCGAAGTGTCGTGCGAAACCGGTTGTGAGGTCGCCTGCCAGGTCGGCTGCGAACTGACCTGTGAGACTACCTGCGAAACCGCGTGCGAGACGGGGTGCGAGGTCGCCTGTGAACTCGGATGCGAGACAGCCTGCGAGCCGGGTTGCGAAACGAGTTGTGAGGTGGGCTGCGAGCTCACGTGCGAAGTCGGCTGCGAAATCGTCTGTGAGGCCGGGTGCGAGACGGGATGCGAAATCCAGTGCGAGACTGGATGTGAGGTCACCTGCGAAGTCGGGTGCGAGGTGGTTTGCGAGACAGGTTGCGAGGTTACCTGCGAGACCGGCTGCGAAGTGTCCTGTGAGACGGGCTGCGAGGTTCAGCAAGAGGGAGGCTGTTCTTGATGAATCGCAGTGTCATTGATCGAGAAGGGGACTGGACGCGGCCATGAATCCGACGCTGCAAACGATCTGTATCGGCGACTCCCGTCACTGTAACGCGGGATGCACGTATTGTCCCTCGTGTGGCATGGACGCCAAGAAGAAGATCCCCCTGCGCGACCTCAGGAAGGTGGTCGACTTCTTCATCGCCTACACCAACGACGTCCAACGGAAGCCGCGCGCGTTGTCGTTTGTCCTGAACACACTCGGGGAATCGAGCCTTGCCATGGACAACGTCATTGGACTTGCCGATTACGTCGCTCACGTCAACCGCTCAGGCGGTTGTGCCGTTCCGATCTACTTCTTCATGGCTTCAACCAACCTTCTGGAAGTGACGGATGACCTGGTGAAGTTCGTCAACGGATATGGATACGCGACCGTTTCGCTGCATGGCCGACCAGTGGCCGAGTACGCGGGGCGCATCCGCAAGTTCGACGCGCACGTCACGCTGGAAGGAACCGACGTCATCCCCAAGCGCCCACTCAATCTGTACGCCAGATACCGCGAGATTCTTGAGCACTTCGACCTGGCGTCCATGCGTCCTGTCCGGGAACGCGAGATGGTGATGGACGATTCTTCTCTGTGGATCAAGGAACTCTCTGAGTGTGTCGCAACTCTCATGGCGCTTCCCGACGCGGAGCTTGCGGGCTACCTGACCCGATTGTCCTTCAACGACACCATCCTGAACGCGCTGCTGTTGTTGGACAGAGGCGCGCAGTTGCACTACCGCTGCGTGGCGGGAATCTCCTCGCTCCAGGTCACGCCGGAGATGGAGTTCTATCCCTGCATGTTCACGCAGTACCCCGATCTGCGCATGGGCGATGTCGAACGCGGCCTTGACCTCGCCTGGCACCGGCGATTCGAAGCGCGCAGGCGCGCAGGCGCGAGACCGGAATGCGCCTCGTGCGAGTTGCTGGGCGCCTGCGGCGGCTCCTGTCTGGACTGGGCGCGGAAAGACCCGACCGGCGACGGCTTCTTCAGCCCAACGGAGTGTTTCTACAGGCGCGGGCTGTTCAGAGTTGCCGCTTGGTTCCTTGAGCACATCAAACAAAGGCCCCCCGTCATCAAGGCCCTGCGCAGGCATTTCGGTCTACGTCAAAAGGACTGGCGACCCAAATCGAAGGGAGAATGAGGATGTTCAAGATGTTGAATGCGACACGTCAGTGCCGGTTCCAGACGCAGCCGACGGAACCGGAGATCGAGATCGTGCAGCTGCCCGGCCACACCATGCTGTATGACGTGAACAGCATGGCGGTCGTGGAGGTCGATGACAACTTGGCGGAAGCTGTCGCCGCGGGCAAAGAGAACGTCGCCCTCTGTAAGGTGCTGCATTGTAACCGCAAGCCGCAGTTCCCATTCTACAACCAGACCGAATGCCGCTACATCGTCCTGGAGGTTACGCACGCCTGCAATTTGGCCTGTGCCTACTGCTTCGTGCGCAACTACTACGAGGACCAGGGCGGCATGATGACCATGGACACTGCGCGCCGCGCCATTGACATGATCCCGCCCGGGCATCCGCTATCCGTGGGCTTCTTCGGCGGCGAGCCCTTCCTCAACTGGGCGCTGATCCAGGAGGTCACCGCCTACGTCACGGACCTTGCCGCCAAGCGCGGCGTGGGCAAGAGCCTTCACGCCACCACGAACGCCATTCTCCTCGACGATGAGAGGATCGGGTTCCTCGACGAGAACGGATTCTCGCTCATCGTCAGCCTCGACGGCCCGGAAGAGATTCACAATCGGCTGCGGCCCGCCAGGGACAAGGGGCTGAACAGCCAGCAAGCAACACTCGCGAACCTGCGCCGGTTCAAGGACACGAAGAACCTGAAACGTCGGACGACGCTGCGCAGCACCTACACCGGCCTTGGCGCGAATCTCGTCGGACGGCTGGAATATCTCAATGCACTGATCCACGAGGGATGCGCAGCGCACGCCAGCGTGGAGCCGTGCAGCCTGAACGAATCGGCCTGTCTCCGATTGCCGGACGGACACCCCCTGGCCATCACGCCGGCACATTTCGACGCGCTCAACGAGGAATATCACGCCGCCGCGGAGTGGTACGTCGCGGAGATACGCGCCGGCAGACACCCGGCATTCCACCACTTCATGAAGCCCCTGGAGCGGCTGCTCTATACCATCCACGCGCCGTCTGAATGCGGGGCCGGCTGTGGCTACATGGCCATCGACTCCGCCGGCAACCTCTACGGCTGCCACCGGGAGAGCAAGTCCATCATCGGCCACCTGGACACCGGTGTGGATGAGGAACCCCGCGCCAAGTGGCGCGACAACCGCATCTACGCGCGTCCGGACTGCATGACCTGCTCCATCAGGTACGTCTGCGGCGGCGGCTGCCGCCTGGACAGCCTGGAGCGTCACGGCGACATCCACAAGCCGGACAAGGTCGGCTGTTTCTTCAAGCGGAGGATGTTTGAGGAGGCGCTGTGGATCATGTGCGAGTTGGGCCCTGACAAACTCCAGACGCTCATTCCCAATCCACGTGAGCGCCGGAGAAAGCAGACGGGACGTCGGCCGCAGTCCAGGAACCCGTAAGAACGGAAAGGAGTCTCGTCACCGCATGAACATCCGCATCCTGAGAGAGGCCGGCGGCATCGGCGACGTGGTCTGCACTCTCCCCGTGGCCCGCGCGGCAAAGGAGAAGTGGCCGGAGGCGAAGCTCACCTACTTCGGCCTCGAGGACTATCGCGACCTCGTAGCGCACTGCCCGGACATAGACGCGTTCGTGCCCGTGCCGCCAAAGGGACGGCGTCCCCGGGATCGGGAGCCGGATGCAGAGCAATGGCCTTACCTCGCGCCCGAAGCGCTGCCGGAACCTGTCCGCCGCAGCCTTGGCGAAGGCGGATTCGATGTCACGCTCGACTGCTGGTGTCCAGCATTCCGTTACGAGCGAGCGCGCGGCCCGGATGTGTCACAGAGCCGGATCGAGTCGTTCTGCGACGCGAACGGTCTCAAGCCTTCCGACTGCTGCCCGCATTACGTCGTGACGGACGAAGAGAGAGCATGGGTGCAAGGCTGGATTGAGGGCCAAGACCTTCACCGGAAGCTGGTCGTCGGCCTCCAGCCGTTCAGCACAAACAGCCGGCGCAACTGGCCGCTTGCCAACTGGATCGATCTGGCCCAAGCGCTTCTCAAGCAGGGAACGGCGGTCCTCGTCTTCCACAGCTTCCTGCGAAGGGTCGTGACCGTGCCCGGGCGCAAGGCCACGGGCCTGGCGCTATGGAAGGTCGCGGCGCTGTTGACGCAGTGCGATTGCGTTGTCACGCCGGACAGCGGGCTGTTTCATCTCGCGGCCGCCATCGAAACACCGGCCCTCGGCCTCTTCGGCTCGACCAGCGCCGAGCAGACGGCCAAGCATTATCCCTTGCACAAGACCCTCTGGCCGAAAGACGAACCGCGCGCGAAGGAGTGCAGGACGCCGTGCTACTGCTTCGAGTGGTGTGGCTGCGATGAAGCGTGCGCGGAGAACGGCTGTGAGATTCTGTCGAAGATCGCGGTCCGAGACGTTCTGGAGGCTCTGACGCCCATGTTGAAGAAGCAGGAGGCCTGATCATGCCGGGTTGTGGAGTCATCATCCCAGCCGAGGCCAAGGCGCAGAAGATGACGCTGGAGATCCTCTGCTACCTGGCCAACAAGATGGACGAGCTTCAAGCCACGGTCCAAGCCATGCACGACGACCAGCTTGCGCTGAAGGCCGAGGCCGAGGAGGTCCTTGAACAACACCGGCAGTCGGCGGAGACCTACTTCGCCAGCTTCCCCGATCCGTGCGGCGACGAGGGCTTTGATCCGTGTCCGTTCGAGTCGCTGCCGGTCGGCACGAAGCGGCGCGACCTGGACCGCGGAAACTTCGTCTTCATCCTGCCGGACGGCACGATCTTCCGGGTCAATGACGACGGTATCACGGCAGCCCTGCCGGACGGCGTCGTGGAGAATCTGTCTCCCGATGACGCTTATCGGATTCACACGTCTGACGGCAGGACGTTCCAGCTGAACGAGGAATGCGCGAACGTCCCGGAGCCCGGGGGTGAGACGCCGGAGCCGGGACCGCCGGAGATCCCGCCCGATCCGGCTGACTGCGAGGAGCCCGAATGAGCGAGCACGACTTCCTGGGCAAGGGCGTGGCGTTTCCATTCCGTTTCGGGGACGCCGACGGCGCGGTCGCCGTTTCGGATGGCGAGCCGCCGGACCACGCCCACATCAAGGAGAGCATCCAGCACATCCTGTCGACGCGACCGGGCGAGCGCTTCTTCCTGCCGGAGTTCGGCAGCCGACTCCACGAACTCGTGTTCCAGCAGAACGACGTGGTGCTCAAGGCTCTGGCCCGGCAGTACATCGTGGACGCGATCAAGCGGTGGGAGAAACGTGTGAAGGTCGCGAAGGTGGAGTTCTCAGACGATCCGGAGACCACGGAGCAGAACCGGTTTCTCATCCGTATCACGTACCAGGTTATCGGGAGCCAGGTTGAAAGCAACCTGGTGTATCCGTTCGCAAGGGAGGTGTGACACATGGCGCTGGCGCGGATTCCCTACACGTCCAAGGATTACGAGGCGATCCGGCAGGAACTGATCGACCGCATCCCGACGATCACCGACCGCTGGACCGACTTCAATCAGAGTGACCTCGGCATGACGCTGCTGGAGCTCTTCTGCGGCGTGGCCGACATGCTGTGCTTCTACCTGGACAACCAGGCCAACGAGGCGTACCTGCCAACCGCGCGCCAGCGCCAGAACGTCATCAACCTCACCGATCTCGTGAACTACCGCCTCGACCGACCGGTCACAGCGACGACGACCCTGTACTTCACGCTGCCAGCGGCCCTTCCTTACCACGTCTCGATCCCCAAGGGGACGCGCTGTCGCGCATCCACGGAGAGCGGCAACGTCGACTTCGTGACGGCCGAGACGCTGACCCTCGCCGCAGGAAACACGTCGGGGCAGGTCGGCGCGGTCCAGGGCACACCGGCGGAAGAGCAATTCATCGCGAGCGGTGAGACGGATCAAGAGGTATCTCTCGCCAACAAGCACGTCGCCCAGGACAACCTCGAAGTGTGGATCGATGGCGAGAAGTGGTCCGAGGTGCGGACGTTCTACGAAAGCGCCTCGACCGACAAACACTATGCCGTCGTCACCGACGCACTGGACAACACCCAGATCATCCTCGGCGACGGAAACTACGGTCATCTGCCCAGTGCCGGGCAATCCATTGTCGTGCGCTTCCTGGAGACCAAGGGCGCGGACGGCAACATCGGCAAGTACCTGGTGAACACGATCCTCGACCCGGTCTATCACGATGCAGAGCAGGTGAAGCTGTCGGTCACTAACATCGAGACCGCGTCCGGCGGCGCGCCCCGCGAATCCCTGGACCATGCCCGCAAACAGGCCCCCGCAGAGATCGCCACGCTGTGGCGCGCGGTCACCAAGTCCGACTTCATCGCCCTGGCCGAGGGGTTTCCCGGCGTGGCCAAGGCGCAGGTGCTCGACGTGAACGACTGCATCAATCTCGGCTATTACCACGTCTGCGTAGTCATCGCGCCCGATGGCGGCGGGTTGCCCTCACAACTCCTGAAGCAGGACATGCAGACCTTTCTGGACGGGCGCAAGGTGCTGACCGTGGTGGTGGAGGTGAAGGATCCGGTCTACATCCCGATTGACGTCAACGCCACGATCTACGTCTACCGCAACTACAACCGCTTCCTGGTCGAGGACGACGTGCGACAGCGGATCGAGGAGTTTCTGGCCTTTGACGCGGTGGGCTTCGGCCAGGACATCCACTTCTCGGACCTGGTCTCGCTGATCGATTCGACCGAGGGGGTGAGCCACGTCGTAATGTCGAACCCGACGACGGACGTCATGCTCGGCCCAGGAGAACTGCCCTACGAGGGCAGCACCGTCATCAACTCGACCTACGTTTCCACGTGAGGCGCAATGAGCACCTTTGCCGACAAGCTGTATTCGCTGCTCGCCCAAGTCCACCGGCAGGAGGACAACGGGGATCTCAGCGACTTCCTCGCTGTCTTCGCGCCGACGTTGGATTGGCTGAAGTCGCTCATCGATGATTTCCTGGAGTTGTGGGACATCGATGCCGTGCCGGACGAGTTTTTGCCCTACCTGGGCACTCTCATCGGCTATCCCTACAACTACACCCGCGATCCGGGCGTGCAGCGGAAGCTGATCCGGTTCCGGATCGAGTTCTATAGGCGCAAGGGAACGCGGGCGTCCCTGGAACGCATTCTCGAGGAGAACGGCGTCGCGGCCACCATCCTGGAGAACGTGCCGCATGAGGGCGTCTACCAGGTGATCGCCGACACGCCCCCGTCCTGGCTGCCGGAGCTTCTCGAAGAGGTCCATCCCGCGGGCACGAAGTGGGTGTACTTCATCAACTGGGCGAAATACGCGGAGGATCTCACCGTGCCCGTGACCGCGATTGGTTGGATCGTGCTCCGGGCAAGCGAATCATGTCTGGCCGCCTGCGGTTATGTGGAGACGCGGACGCTGTCCTGGGAGGACCTGATCCGGGACATCTGCCGGAACTACGGCGCGTCCGAGCAGGACATTGATGGACTGGACTACATCGGTCTCTTGGAACTGTGGCGCGATCTGACCGCGGCCGCCTGCGGATAGGAGAACACGAACGATGCCGACTGAACTCGAACTGCTGCAACAGATCGCCGACAACACGGCGAACTACCACTGTCACAAGTATCGCCAGGCCCCGGTCGAAGTGCCGGACGGCGTGATCGTCACGTTCACGCTGCCGAACAGCGAAGCCTACGAGGCTGGCACGCTGGCCGTGCGCATCGACGGCGTGGCTCTCGATGCCGACGGCGACGTGACCGAAAACGGCCCCGGCAACACGACGTTCACACTGGCGACGCCCCCCGTGACGGGCGCGGCACTGAAGATCGACTACATCCTCAAGCGAGAATAGAAGGGACCACCCAATGGCTGAACATGCACTGGTTGTCGATATGGGTCGCCTGCTCACGGCTCGGCTCCTGAAAAGCGATGACGTTGAGGGCATCACGCACTGCGCGCTGGGCGACGGTGACGCGACCTTCATCGACCCGAACGACCCGCCTGCGCCGGCGGCGGACCAGACGTCGCTGAAGAACGAGTTCATCCGGAAGCGGTCCTACAAGACGGCGTTCCTCGTGGAGGACCCCGAGGGCAACATCACCGTGGATGGCACGAACTACTCCGAGACAGAAACCGAGGGCGACATCATCGGCGTATTTTTCCGATTCGATGATTACGAGGCCACGGCGAGCGTCATCAAGGAGATGGGCTTCTTCGGGGGGACGGTGGAGTATGTCGCCGGCGTCACCGGCGACACGGCCATGGATGGCGTCTATGACGAGACCGGTAACCCTGACGGCGAGGTACTCGATCCGGGCTATCTCTACGAAGTGCGCAACATCCCGGACTACTCCAAGGACGGACACACCATGCTGGAGCTGATCGCCATCGTGAAACTGGCCGAGTGCCCCGCCCCATAGCGAAAGGAAAGAACATCCGTGCCCGATAAGCAAGGCTCCCTGGAACAGACCAACGGTTTGCGCCACGCCTTCACCGAACGCGTCCTGGAAAGCCTCACTGAGGTCGCCGAGATCAAGGCCGAAGTGCGCGTCGGCATGCGCGCGCTGGATGAGAAGCTGGACCGGTCGCTCGCCTCGGTGCACGAGAAGCTGGATCGAATGCTGCTGCTGGAGCAGAAGGTCGAGCAGCACTCCACGTCCATCACGCGGCTCAAGACCTGGTGGTCGGTCGTCGCGGCAAGCGTCGCCTTGGCCGCCTCCCTCATGAAAGACTGGCTGCTCAAGGGGCGCTGATTGCCACGGCTACAAGACGTCCTTCAGACCGTGCGCTGCTGTGCAGATGCTGGCCGTGCATGTGTGAAAGCGTTGCCACTCCCGCCCAAGTGTCAAGGCTTTCACACAACCGGGGTTCGCGCTCAGACGGCCCCTTGACAGCAGCATCGTGGGCGCTTGCACACCACCCTCGCAAGATTCTCTCGCCAACATTCTTCCGGCTTCTCCCCATCTTCCCGTAACTCGCGCCCCCCTCGCCGCTTATAGCCCGCCTAAGTTGTTGCCATGCAGGCACTTCCATCATAACTCCCCTTGCTATCCGTTGCACACTATGCCCTTATGTGTCTGACGCAAGTGATTGATGCCAAAGGAGATAAGCACATGCGACGCAAGGCGAAGCGAACCATGGTCGCGAGGGAACTGACGGGCAGGATCGAGAGGCTGTCCTGGCGGCGGCTAACGGAGATCTACCTGAACACGCGCAGCCAGGCGGTCCGGAAGATGATCGAGAAAGAGGCGCGCCGGTGCGGCTACCGGATGAGCGGCTTCATCCTGGCCCAGGCCCTGAACAGACAAAGCACGTGAGGGAACACCTATGGACATGCGAGACCTCAAGTTTGGGATCGAGATCGAGACGATCAGACGCACTCGGCAGTGCGTGGCCGAGGCCATCCAGGCCGTCGTCGGCGGTCAGGTGCGGCACACCGGAACACCCGCTTGCTACGACCCCTGGGAGGTGACCGACGCCCAAGGCCGCGTCTGGAAGGTCGTGGCAGATAGCTCGCTGACCATGGTCGCGAGCCATCTGCGGGCGGAGGTGGTCAGCCCGGTGCTGACGTACCAGGACATCCCCGAGCTTCAAAAGGTCGCCCGTGCGGTACGGACACTGGCTGGCGCGAAGGTGGACCGGCGCTGCGGGATTCACATCCACATCGACGCCTCGGCCTTCGACGGTCGCAAGCTCGCCAACCTAGCCAAGATCACCTACAAGCAAGAAGAGCTCATCATCCGTGCGCTCGGCTTGGGCGGCACGCGCCTGGCCCAGTACTGTCGGCCTACCCGCGACGAATTCATCCGCAACATCGAACGTCGCCGACCCCGCACCCGCGAGCAGCTCAACCGCCTCTGGTACGGATTCCGCAACAGCAACCCCATGCACTACGACGCCACGCGGTACCACCTGCTCAACCTGCACAGCGTGTGGTACCGGGGCACGGTCGAGATCCGCGCCTTCGGCGGAACGCTTCACGCGGGCAAGGTGAAGGCCTACATCCAGTTCTGCCTAGCGCTCGCAGCCAAGGCGCTCAACGCTCGCGCGGCATCGAGCAAGAAGCGCCGCGCCAACGGCCACAGCGACAAGTACGACTTCCGGGTCTTCATGCTGCGGCTGGGACTAATCGGCGACGAGTTCAAGACCTGCCGCAAGCACCTGCTGGCGAACTTGGCGGGAAGCGCGGCGTGGAAGAACGGACGACCCGCGCCGAGCGTGCAGCAGACTCCCGCGCCGGAAGACGCCACTCAACCCACCAACGCCTCGGAACAGAGCGACGGCGGCAATGAAGGAAGGGAGGACAACCCATGCTTAAGCTCGTGATGAGAGACGCCGAGATCTTCGAGGGCGAGACGCACCTCGACCTCGTCTGCGCCATGAAGGGCGCGACGATGTTTTGCGACGTGAAGAACGTCCTCGAGTACATCGCCGTGGTCCAGAGGCGCGCGCATGAGATGGAGGGACTCGACCTCGAGGTGATCGGCGAGAAGATCGACGACCGGTGTGAATCGCTCGTTGCACAGCTTGAGCGGGCCAAGCTGGCTACGGTCGAAACGATCCCTGCAGGTGAAACCGGTCAGTTGGCGCGACTCGTGCAGTTGTGCGCGGATACACTCTACGACGGTGACCTGGTCGGCACATGGCCGTTTCTCCGCGCGCGGTTGCGGCTGACCCGAAGCGAGCGAAATGAGGTCGAGCGGCAGCTTGGCCTTGCCACAGCGAAGGCATGAACGGAGGCGAAGGATGGACAAGATCATAGTGACGAGGGAAGTGCTCGACGGCCTGGAGGCGGTCCGAACGTCCGGCCTGACCAATATGCTGGATAGGCCGGTGGTAGTCGAACTGGCGCGGCAGATGGGATTCGACGAGACGGCCCGCTGGATCGAGGTCATCGCAAGGAGTACGCCGAAGGCATATTCCAGGGCTTCGAGGCCGAAGGAGGTGATGGATAGTGTGTGGGCTGGCAGGAGTTATCCTGGGAAAGAAGCGCAGGCGGCGCGATGAGCTTTGCGTCATCGGTGGGATATTCACTGAGTTGCTGGTCTTGAATGAGGCGCGCGGAACCGATGCCACGGGCATCGCGGTCGTCCGCAAGGACGGGGACTTCAAGCTGCTCAAGCGTCCGGGACCGGCGGGCATCCTTGTCGAGGACAAGCTCTACCACACCGTGCTCGATCTCGACAACAAGGTCACGGTCGTCCTCGGCCACACGCGGCGCAAGACGCGCGGCACTGAGCGCAACGCACTGAACAACCACCCGATCCGCGCGGGGCGCGTCATCGGCACGCACAACGGCTACATCGCCAATGCCGATTCCCTGGTCCGGAAGCTGCGTCTGCCCAGGCACGCCGAGGTGGACTCCGAGGTCTTGTTCCGCCTGGCTGACCGCGCAAGAGACAAGGGCGAGTTCCTTCGACTGCTTCGACGCTGCCGGGGCCGCATCTCAGCCGCGTTCGTGTGTCTCGACGAGCCGACAAGCGCGTACCTGCTCAAGGGGGACATGCCGCTCCATGCCGCCCACGTCCCGAAGCTGCGCGCGGTGTTCTACGCCAGCGAGGAATGGATGCTCGCCGAGACTCTCACCGGCTGCGACTGGCAGGCGCTCGAAGTGGACCCACTGACGCTTTCGACGTTCGACGTGGAATCCCTGCTTGATTTCTCGCAGAAGGATGTGTCATTCAGAACCCCGGAGGCAACCCTATGGCCGACGACGTGACAACATTATTCGTCTACGGCACGCTCATGCGGGGCCAAGTCAACCACGCACGATTCTGCGGCGATGCCCTGACCATCGAGCCGGCGGTCACCACGGGCCGACTCTACCATCTGCCCTTGGGCTTCCCGGCCATGGTCGAGTCCGGCGACGGCCAGGTCGTCGGGGAAGCCATGACCTTCCCCGACCTCGCGGCGGTCTTGACACGAACCGATCTGTTGGAGGGCTATAACCCGCTCCAGCCTGACCTATCCACGTACCGCCGCGTTGTCGTGCCCGTCCTGATCGAGCCATCGGCCCGGCGCGTCACGGCATGGACCTACATCTGGAATCGCGCCCTTCCGCAGGCCGCAATGATGCTGCCGACTGGGCACTGGCGCGACCACCGGCGGATATGAGCTACTTGCCACCCGCAGGATCTGCCCGCCCGGGTCACGCATCCTCAAATACCACATTGACATGGCGGCACGCTTGCGGCATACTGCTCATGTGCTTTAGCATGTGATCAACCAAGCGGCGTAACGAGGAGATCCCGATTTGACTCGGAACACCGACCCAGCGGCATTAATCCGGGAAGTCCGGGCACGCCTTGGCCTCACGCAGGAGAAGTTCGCGGCCAGACTCGGTGTGACGTTGCCGACGATCAACCGGTGGGAGAACGGCCGCACGAAGCCTTCACCCCTGGCGATCCGGAACCTGCGGGAACTGGTCACCGGCATGGGCGACAACGGCAAAGACCTAATGATCGGGTTCCTCTCTGGACGGGAGAAGTGAACACGAATGGGGATGGATAACGGACAACTGAACTGGATCGCGGGCTTCATCTGGAACATCGCCGATGACGTGCTGCGCGATGTGTATGTCCGCGGCAAGTACCGGGACGTCATCTTGCCCATGACGGTCATCCGCCGGCTCGACGCCGTGCTGGAACCCACCAAGCAGGCCGTCCTCAAGCTGAGCAAGCAGCTTGACGATGCGGGCGTGGCCAACAAGCACGCGGCGCTGTGCCAGGACTCCGGCAACGCTTTCTACAATATCTCGCCGTTCACGCTCCGGGATCTCCGCGCCCGCGCTAAGCAGCAGCAGCTCAAGGCCGACTTCGAGGCCTACCTCGACGGCTTCTCGCCTAACGTCCAGGAAATTCTGGACAAGTTCAAGTTCCGCAACCAGATCCCCACGCTCGTCGAGGCCGACATCCTCGGCAGTCTGATCGAGAAGTTCACCTCGCGCGACATCAACCTCGGCCCCGATCCGGTCCACGATCAGGAGGGCAACGTTCGCCTCCCCGGCCTGGACAACCACGCCATGGGCACGATCTTCGAGGAATTGATTCGCCGTTTCAACGAGGAGAACAATGAGGAGGCCGGTGAGCACTTCACGCCACGCGACGTGGTCAAGCTGATGGCCAACCTGATCTTCTACCCCGTCGCTGACGACATCCGCGACGCGACCTACCGCGTCTATGACGGCGCGTGCGGCACCGGCGGCATGCTCACCGTCGCGGAGGAGACGCTCCAACAATTGGCCGAGGATCATGGCAAGGAGGTCTCTATTCACCTGTTCGGCCAAGAAGTCCAGCCCGAAACCTACGCTATCAGCAAGGCCGATCTGCTGCTCAAAGGCGAAGGTCAGGCCGCCGAGAACATGAAGTACGGCTCCACGCTTTCCTCAGACGCCTTCCCGTCGATGGAATTCGACTTCATGCTCTCGAACCCGCCCTACGGAAAGAGTTGGAAGATAGACCTTGAGCGCATGGGCGGCAAGAAGAACCTCGCCGATCCGCGTTTCGCCGTTCAACACCAAGGCGAGGCGCTTCCTCTTGTCACTCGGTCCAGCGACGGCCAACTCATGTTCCTCGTGAACAAGCTGGTCAAAATGAATCACCAGACCCCGTTGGGCAGCCGCATCGCCGAAGTGCATAACGGCTCGTCGCTTTTCACGGGCGATGCCGGGCAGGGCGAGTCCAACATTCGCCGCTGGATCATCGAGAACGACTGGCTCGAGGCCATCATCGCGCTGCCGCTGAACATGTTCTACAACACCGGCATCGCCACGTACATCTGGGTGCTCACGAACCGCAAGCCCGACCGGCGCAAGGGCAAGGTCCAACTCATCGATGCGACCGGCATCTACACGCCACTGCGGAAGAACCTAGGCAAGAAGAACTGCGAACTGTCGGACGCGCAGGTTAAGCAGATCACCGACCTGTTCATCGCCTTCGAGGAAACCGAACAATCGAAGATATTCCCCAACGTGGCTTTCGGCTACTGGAAGATTACCGTCGAGCGCCCGCTGCGGCTGGCGATCCACGTCACGCCCTCGAAGCTCGCTGCTTTCAAGCGCGACGCTCCGGCGAAGTTACACAAGGCCGCTGACGCGCTTGCGGAGATCGCGGGAGGTCCTGATCCGCACCGGGACTTCAACGCCGTCCAGGAGCGATTCGAGTCCGCCTTGAAGAAAGCCGATATCAAGCTCCGCGCCCCGGACATGAAAACGATTTACGCCGCTTTCACCTCCAAGGACGAGTCGGCCGAGCCGGTTATCAAGAAGAAAACCAGGGACGGCGTCCAGTACGAGCCAGACACCGACCTGCGCGACGCCGAGCAGGTTCCGCTGCTGGAGGAAGGCGGCATCGAGGCGTTCTTCCAGCGCGAGGTGCTGCCCCACGTGCCGGACGCCTGGATCGACCATGACAAGACGCAGATCGGCTATGAGATTTCCTTCACCCGACACTTCTACAAATCGACGCCGTTGCGCTCCTTGGACGAAATCAGGGCCGACCTGGAAACCCTACAGACCGAGGCTGAGGGGCTGCTCGACCAGATCGTCGCGGGCCCTGGAGGTGCGCCATGAAGGCTTTCGAGCGAAACCGGTCGAGGACTGTCACCGATATGGGACGTCTATGGGACATGAACGCAGTGCCAGGCGTGAATCGTGCCAGTAACGCGCCATTCGTGCCATCCGAGGCGGACCTTCCCATCCCAATTGGCTCAGGAATGGCTCAAATGGTTCATTGCGTCCTATCGAGAGGGGCCGCGAAGAGGCCAAACGGGCCAGACGTCAACGCGCTTGAGAAACGGGACGTGAAGGGGACATCCGGCGCAAGCGACACGGAGGGCGACCGCCTATGAGCAAACGCGGCCAACATCCCGCAAAGAAACAGGCATCGACGCCGAACGGCTCCGACCTCTTCGCCGATGTTCGGCGCATGATCGAGGAGACGCGGGCAGGCGTCGCGGTCACGGTCAACGCCGGGCTCACGATGTTGTACTGGCGGATCGGCAGGCGGATCGGTCAGGAGATATTGAAGGGTGAAAGGGCTGAATACGGCAAGGAGATTGTCTCGGCGCTGGCGAGACAATTGACGACCGAGTATGGGCGAGGGTTCTCCGAGAAGAGCTTGCGGCACATGATCCGCTTCGCGGAAGCCTTTCCCGATGAGCGAATTGTCTCAGCGCTGATGAGACAATTGAGCTGGACCCACTTCCTGGCCATCATCTACCTGCCGGAACCTCTGCAGCGCGATTTCTACGCCGAGATGTGTCGCGTCGAACGCTGGAGCACCCGCACACTCCAGAAGAAGATCGGCGGCATGCTGTACGAACGCACCGCCCTGTCCCGCAAGCCGGAGGAACTCGCCCGAATCGAGCTGGACGCTCTGCGCGACGAGGACCGCATGGCCCCGGACCTGGTCTTCCGCGACCCGTATCTGCTCGACTTCCTCGGCCTCAAGGACACGTTCCTGGAACAGGATCTCGAAGCGGCCATTCTGCGTGAACTGGAATCCTTCCTGCTCGAACTGGGCGCGGGGTTCACATTCGTCGCCCGGCAGAAGCGCATCACCCTCGATGGGGACGATTTCTACCTCGACCTGTTGTTCTTCCACCGCGACCTGCGACGGCTCGTGGCCGTTGAATTGAAGCTCGACCGGTTCCGGCCCGACCACCTTGGCCAGATGGAGATGTACCTGCGCTGGCTGGACAAGCACGAACGCAAACCCGGCGAGGAGGCGCCCCTGGGCATTATCCTCTGCGCCGGGAAGAAGCAGGAGCGAATCGAGTTGCTGGAACTGGACGCCTCCGGCATTCACGTCGCGGAGTACCTGACCGTCCTGCCGCCCAAGGACGTGCTGCGGCGGAAGCTGCACGCCGCCATCGAGTTGTCGCGCCGGCAAATCGAGAACCGGGAGCCGGAAGCATGAGCCTGCAACCCTATCCCGAATACAAGGACTCCGGCCTGCCTTGGCTGGGACAAGTGCCGGCACACTGGGAGGAGAAGCGAGGCAAGTTCTACTTCCGGGAAGTGGACGAGCGATCCGCCAGCGGAGAAGACCCCTTGCTTTCTGTGTCGCATGTTACGGGCGTTACGCCGAGAAAAGCCAACGTGACGATGTTCATGGCGGAGTCGAACATCGGCCACAAGGTCTGCCGCCCCGGCGACTTGGTGATCAACACGATGTGGGCATGGATGGCGGCGATGGGTGTGTCGCGGCAGGTTGGTCTTGTCAGCCCCTCATATGGCGTCTACCGCCCGCGCGGTGGTGACCTGTATTCTCCAGATTACCTCGATCACCTTCTAAGAAGTCAGCCATACGTTTCCGAGTACGTATGCCGGTCCACTGGCATCCGAGCGTCACGATTGCGCCTTTACCCGGACGACTTCCTCGATATCCCCGTGGTTCGCCCTCCCTTGGAAGAACAGGGCGCGATGGTCAGATTCATCGCACATCACGACGGCATGGTTCGCCGTTTCATTCGCAATCGACGAAGGCTGATCGAGGTGCTCAACGAGCAGAAGCAGGCCATCATCAATCGGGCCGTCACCCGCGGCCTCGACCCCAATGTGCCTCTCAAGCCATCGAGTATCGACTGGCTCGGAGACATCCCAGAGCATTGGGAGGTGCTTCGCCTGAAGAACATTGCTACTGTCGTCCTTGGGAAGATGCTGAAAACGTCGCCTTCCCCTGGATACAAGCTGCGGCCATATCTCCGATCCGCCAATATCCAGTGGTGGGAGCCCCGATTGGACGACGTGGCCGAGATGTGGTTTTCGGATGCCGAGATGGACCTGTACCGGCTTTCGACAGGCGATCTACTCGTAAGCGAGGGAGGAGAAGTCGGCAGGGCGTGCATCTGGAATGGACAGATCGAGGAATGCTACATTCAGAATTCGGTGCACAAGGTTTCACCGAATGAGCGTGTCCGCTCACAATTCTTACTTCTTCAGTTCTTTCTACTGGGGAAGTCAGGCCGATTTGAAGCCATCACGAACCGAGTAAGCATCGGGCACTTGACCCGCGAGAAGCTTGTGGCTGTGTGCGTAGCAGTGCCACCAATCAACGAGCAGGATCAGATAGTGAACCGAGTGGCTGAAAGCACCCACTCAATCAACGCGGCCATCAGCCGTGCCCAGAGCGAAATCGCCTTGATCCGCGAGTACCGGACGCGCCTGATTACGGACATCGTGACGGGCAAGCTGGATGTCCGGCAGGCTTTGACCGTTGCGGCTCCGGTGAAGCGAACGAAACGAACCGCAAACATCCATTTCCAGCGCTCGGTCTTCGCAGCGGAGATTGTCCACCGCCTCTACCAGGAACCGACCTTCGGCCACGTGAAGTTCCAGAAGCTGATTTTCCTCTGCGAGAAACGATGCGGCATCGATACGGGTTCCACATACCATCGGCAGGCTGCCGGGCCCTATGACAACCGTGCTCTGCGGTCTATCGACAGCCAGATGAAGAGGCAAGGATGGTACGAAGCCAGCAAGGTAGATAAGGGCTACCGCTATGTTCCCTTGGGCAAGGCAGGTAACCATAGGCAGTACTTCGACCGCTACTTCAGCGAGGTGGTCCCGCTACTTGACGAGGTCATTGAGATCTTCCGTAGAGCCAAGACGGTTCAGTGCGAGATCGTGGCCACTCTTTACGCCGCCTGGGAAGACCTGTTGGCTCAGGGCGGCAACGTGACCGACACTCAAATCATTGACGAAGTGCTTGATTGGCATCCATCGAAACAGGAAATCACCGAGGATCGCTGGCGACGAGCGCTTAGGTGGATGAAGGAAAAGGGCCTGACGCCTGAAATGGGGGTGAGCAGTGTCAGCGACTGACACCAGCGAGAAGGGCCTGGAGAAGCTAATCGTCGAGGCACTGACGGGCTGCCCGTCCACGCCGGTGACCACGGGCAGCGCGGTAGCCGAGGCGACTACCCCATGGGGCGGCGCTGGTTACGTTCAGGGCGATCCGCAGGACTATGACCGCGACCATGCCGTGGACCTCGCCAAGTTGCGCGAGTTTGTCGAAGCGGCACAGCCGCAGGCCGGGGAGGCGCTGCAACTGGGACAGGACGGCCCCAAGCGGACGCAGTTCCTCCATCGGCTGCAGGGTGAGATCGCCAAGCGCGGCGTCATCGACGTGCTTCGCCACGGCGTCAAGCACGGGCCGATATATCTGGACGTGTTCTACGGCACGCCGACGCCCGGCAACATCAAGGCCAAGGAGCGCTTCGCGACCAACATCTTCAGCGTGACCCGCCAATTGCGCTACAGCAAGGACGAGACGCAACTGGCGCTGGACCTCTGCCTGTTCATCAACGGACTTCCCGTGGCGACGTTCGAGTTGAAGAACCGCCTGACCAAGCAGACGGTCGAGGATGCCGTGCAGCAGTACAAGCGCGACCGCGACCCGAAGGAACTGCTGTTTCAGTTCGGCCGGTGCATGGTCCACTTCGCCGTAGACGATCAGGAGGTGCGGATGTGTACGCACCTCAAGGGCAAGGACTCTTGGTTTCTGCCGTTCAACAAGGGGTTCAACGACGGCGCGGGCAACCCGCCAGACCCGAAGGGGCTGAAGACGGCCTACCTGTGGGAAGAGACGCTGACAAGGACGGGGCTGACCGACATCATCGAGAACTACGCCCAAGTCGTCGTCATCGAGAAGCGGAAGCGGAACCCCAAGACGAAGAAGGTCACCGTCCGGAAGCAGACCGTTCAGATCTTCCCCCGCTATCACCAGCTCGATGTGGTGCGGAAACTGCTGGCGGACGCGAAGGCCAGCGGCGTCGGCAGACGCTGCCTGATCCAGCACTCCGCTGGCAGCGGCAAGAGCAACTCCATCGCCTGGCTGGGGCATCAGATCATCGGGCTGGAGGCAGATGGCGCGGCGCTGTTCGACTCGGTCATTGTCGTGACCGACCGGCGCGTGCTCGACAAGCAGATCAAGGACACGATCAAGCAGTTTGCCCAGGTCTCGGCCACGGTGGGCCATGCGGACCGCAGCGGCGATCTCCGGCGGTTCCTGCGCCAGGGCAAGAAGATCATCATCACGACGGTGCAGAAGTTCCCGTTCATCCTCGACGAGATCGGCGACGAGCACCGCGGGCGGAAGTTCGCCATCGTCATCGACGAGGCCCATTCGAGCCAGGGCGGCCGCACGTCCGCAAAGATGAACATCGCGCTCTCCGAAAACGGGGCCGAGGAGGAAGAGGAGACCTACGAGGACCAGATCAACCGGATCATGGAGGCGCGGAAGATGCTGGCCAACGCCAGCTACTTCGCCTTCACGGCCACGCCCAAGAACAAGACGCTGGAGATCTTTGGCGACCCCGTACCCGAAGGGGACAAGGTGCGCCATCGCCCCTTCCACTGCTACACGATGAAGCAGGCGGTCCAGGAAGGGTTCATCCTGGACGTGCTGGCCAACTACACGCCGGTGGACAGCTACTACCGGCTCATGAAGACCGTGGAGGACGACCCGGAGTTCGACACGGCCAAGGCCAAGAAGAAGCTGCGGCGGTACGTCGAGTCGCACGACCATGCGATACGGCAGAAAGCCGAGATCATAGTCGACCACTTCCACGCGCAGGTGATCGCGCGGCGGAAGATCGGCGGCCAGGCGCGGGCGTTGGTCGTCTGCAGCGGCATCAGGCGAGCGATCCAGTATTACCATGCCGTATCGGTCTACCTGACCGAGCGCAAGAGTCCGTATCGGGCCATCGTGGCATTCTCCGGCGAACACGAATACGAAGGACGGCAAGTGACAGAGGCGTCGCTGAACGGCTTCCCGAGTTCGGGAATCGAGGATTGGATTCAGGAAGACCCGTATCGGCTCCTGATCGTTGCGGACAAGTTCCAGACCGGCTACGACGAGCCGCTGCTGCACACGATGTACGTGGACAAAATCCTGTCCGGCATCAAAGCGGTGCAGACGCTGTCGCGCCTGAACCGCGCGCACCCGCAGAAAGGCGATACGTTCGTCCTTGATTTCATGAACGACGCCGACACGATATCGCGGGCGTTCGAGGACTACTACCGCACCACGATTCTCAGCGAGGAGACGGACCCGAACAAGCTGCACGATCTCAGGGCGGCCCTGGACGGGTATCAGGTGTACGCCTGGCAGCACGTGGAGCAATTCGTCGAACTGTTTCTTGGCGGCGCGGATCGTGACAAGCTCGACCCGATTCTTGACGGCTGCGTGGGCGGCTACATCAGCGATCTCGACGAGGACGGACAGGTTGACTTCAAGGGCAAGGCGAAGGCTTTCGTCCGGACCTACCAGTTCTTGGCCTCGATCCTGCCGTACACAAACCGCGAGTGGGAAGAACTGTCGGTCTTCCTGAACTTCCTTATCCCGAAGCTCCCGGCCCCTGTTGAAGAGGACTTGTCCAAAGGCATTCTCGAAGCCATCGACATGGAAAGCTATCGCAACGAAGTCCGGGAGACCATGAAGCTGACCCTCGCCGACGAAGATGGCGAGGTAGGTCCGGTACCCACGAGCGGCGGAGGCCGCAAGCCCGAGCCGGAGTTGGACCGGCTAAGCAACATCATTAAGGCGTTCAACGACCAGTTCGGCAACATCGACTGGAAGGATGTGGACCGCATCCGCAAGGTCATTAGCGAGGAGATCCCCGGCAAGGTCGCATCCGACAAGGCGTACCAGAACGCGATGAAGAACAGCGACCGCGCCGCCGCGCGCCTCGAGCACGACCGCGCCCTTGAGAAGGTCGTCATCGGCATGCTGGCCGACCACACGGAGTTGTTCAAGCAGTTCAGCGACAACCCGAGCTTCAAGAAGTGGCTGGCCGACACCATCTTCGGCGTGACGTATCAGAGCGCGGTGAGTTGAAGGCCCATGTTACGACGTAGCTGACATCTCGTTACGGCGTAACGGCGGAATGGACGCCAGGCTGCTTGGGGCCTCAGCCAAGACCACCGGGCATGTGCCGATGCCCAGCTGTGTCAATGGGTTACGTCTATCGGCAGCGTTCCGGACGAATGCGGCATCGGATGTGCTATAGGCTATGGTGGAAGTCGCTCTCTGTGCGTATCCAGGACCCATGAGCATAATGATCCAAGTCTCCAATCTGTGTGTGACCTATGCCCCGCGCAATGGCAGCCCGGCGGTTCCGGCGCTGCAGGAGCTCTGTGTCCAAGTGCGGAAGGGCGAGTTCTTCAGCATTGTGGGGCCATCCGGGTGCGGCAAGACAACGCTCCTCAGATGCTTGGGAGGCCTGATGGCCCCAACAGAGGGAGTCATTCAGATCGGGGGCAACGATCCGGAGACGGCCCGGAAGATGCGGATGTTCAGCTTTGATTTTCAGGACCCGGCCCTCATCCCATCCAGAACCGCACTCCGTAACGCCCAGCTTCCGGGGGAAGTGCTACGGAGCCGTGAGGTCCTTGATCGTGCGAGAGATATGCTGGTTCGAGTTGGGCTCGGGGATTGCGAGGAACTTCTTCCTGGACAGCTTTCCGGCGGAATGCAGGCCCGAGTGGCCTTGGCACGTGCGTTGAGCGTGTCGCCGCAGATTCTTCTCATGGACGAGCCGTTCGGCAGCCTGGATGCTCTGACTCGCGAGAAGCTGAACATGGACCTCCTGAAGCTCTGGCGGCAGAACGCCTACACCGTTGTCTTCGTTACCCACAGCATTCCCGAGGCATGTCTGCTGTCAGATCGCGTTGCCGTGATGACTCCTCGTCCCGGAAGGATGGCGGAGGTGATTGATATCCCCATTGATAGGCCGCGCAGTCTGGCTTCGCAATACGCAGTCGGCTTTGGTGAGACAGCCGACAGAATCCGGGCCGCTATGGCGGAGAACGGACAATGACTCCTCCACAAGGACTCCATCCCAAGCTCTCCATGAGCCGATTGCTCGCGAAGACGACTCGGTCCGCTGGGCCGCCTCTGGGATTGTTGTTGGCCGTGTTTCTGCTCTGGCAGTTCGCCGTGCCCGCCTTCGGCATCAAACCATACCTTATCCCCACCCCGACAGACATCGCCGCTGAGATCGCCCAAGGCCCAATCAAGCTCCTCATGCACACCGGCGTGACGCTCTTGGAGTCGGCACTCGGTTTCGTCCTGGCTTGTCTCATCGGGTTTGTGACGGCCGTGGTCTTTGTCCATTACAGGCCAGCCGAGCGGCTTGCCTACCCCTATGTCGTTGCTTTCAAGGCCATCCCGCTGATCGCCATGGCCCCTCTCCTGATTGTCTGGTTCGGGAATGGCCTGTCGGCAAAGGTGATCATGAGCGCGATGATCTGCTTCTTCCCGATAGTCGTCAGTACGACGGTTGGGCTTCGTGACGTGAGTTCAGCGTCGCTGGACCTCATGCACTCACTTTCTGCAAGTAAGTGGCAGATACTCATGATGGTCCGTCTGCCAGGCGCTGGCCCGCACATCTTCGCCGCGCTCAAGGTAGCGTCAACACTGAGCGTCATAGGCGCGATAGTCGCAGAGCTTACCGGGGCGGATCGTGGTCTCGGTTACCTCATCGTGGTGAGCTCTTACCGGATGGAAACGGCCGCGCTATTTGCGGCCATTCTGGCCAGTGCCCTAGCCGGGGTGAGTCTCTTCGGTGTCTTAGCCTTTGCCGAAAGGCGACTCCTCTCATGGCATCAAGCGTTCCGTGAGCCGTGAGGATCCGGCGAGAGTCGTTTTGGCGTTCCAGCAGTATGGTCATATGGCCTGCGCGCGGGCCATGGTTCCTATGAGAACAAGGAGTTGCAGATGAGCGATGGTGAACTGAAAGCCGGAAACAAGCGCCTGTTTATCGTCATCGGCGTGATTCTTCTCGTCGTGGTCGTGGGAGCGGTCGTTCTCCTCAAGTCAGCTGCGCCTGAGCCGGCCAAGGACGGTCAGCAAGGGAGTCAGAAGACCCTCACACGGTGTTCACTGCGGCTGAAGTGGATTCTCGTGAGCGGCTTCGCGGGAGAGTTGGCGGCAAAGGATCAAGGCTACTTCGAGGAAGAAGGTCTGGACGTCACGATTCTGCCGGGTGGGTTCGAGAACAAGCCGGAGAAGCTGGTCGCGGCGGGCTCTGACACTTTCGGCATCACCGGCGCGGATGGAGTGCTCCTCGCACGCCAACAGGGAGTGCCGATCGTCGCATTTGCCGCTCAATACTCCCGGAACGCAACAGCCTTCTTCTCCCTCAAGTCATCCGGGATCACCAAGCCGCAACAGTTTGCTGGCAAGAAGGTAGGGGTGAAATACGGACTGGAGATGGACCCCATCTACAGAGCTCTTCTCAAGAAGACGGGTGTCGATGCCTCAGGCATTACCGAGGTGCCCATGTCATACTCGATTGCCCCTCTCTTGGAGGGACAGGTTGACGTGTTCCCTTCATACATGAATTCCATCTTTCCGGCAGCGACAAAGAAGGGGGCTGAGGTCAACGTCATCGATCCAAACGACTATGGCGTTCGCTTCCACGGCAATGTCTACTTCTGCACCGAGGAGACGTACAAGAACAAGCCGGAGTTGGTGTCAGCCTTTGCGCGCGCCGTGATAAAGGGCTGGCAATGGGCAGCGGAGAACCCGGCCAAAGTTGGGGAGCTCGTGAAGAAGTTCAATACCGAAGCCGATCCGGAAGCGGAAGTTGAGGCCTTCCGAGTGGTTTTGCCGTATCTGAAACCGGCGAACGGGAAGATCGGCTGGCTAAACCGGACCGTTGTTGAAGGAACAAAGGCAATCCTCATGGACGCAGGGTCGCTCAAGAAGGACGTCCCCATCGATGAGGCGTTCACCTGGGACATCCTCAATCAGATCTACAAATAGGCCCTACGCACGGCATGGCTATCGCGCCTCCTACGACCCGCCGCCATGCCTGAGGAGAAGACTTGAAGCCTGCTGAATTCAAAGCGAAGGTCGCCACGGCATTCGACGAACTGCTGCCGCTGTGTGAGACCATATCGACGCAGAGCCGCTTTCTCGACGACGAGGTCTTGGCGTATGCACCAGACAACTGCACTCACACAGTTGACCTTGGCTGCGGATACGGCGACTTGAGCAGAAAGCTGGCCGGCTGTTGTGACAACGTCACAGGCTACGACATTTCGCACCGCATGATCGATGAAGCTCGGAAGCGAAACGAGCGTGCCGAAAGCGGAAACGTCACATTCGTGGAAGGTGATTGCGAAGAACTCATCCATGACTTCCGCGACGTAGATTACGTTGTCTGTGTCCGCGCAATCCACTATTTCGACATTGCTGCATTACTCGGCCTTCTGCGGGCCACAGCCAAGCCAGGCGCGCGACTCATCGTTGTCGGGATATCGAGGAAGTTCCATCGGAACGCGTTCCTCAACCTTGTTCTGGAGTCGGTGTTTTATGCGGCGCATCCGTGCTTGGCTTGGCGATTTGTCAGGCGATTTGGGCTTAAGCTCTTCATCGAGATACATAGGCTGAAGTTCCTTCTGGATCGCTCGCCCCTCTGGAACAGGCACATCGACAGTCTGATCTTCGACGGCATGTTGACAACATATAGTGAGTGCGCCAGACTTTACCGTGACCTCCTGCCAGGATGTTCCATCGAACGGATCACGGTGAGGGAGTTCATTGTCAGGTGGGAGAAGGTAGAATTTGCGGATGCCGACCGAGTTACGAAATGACCGATTCCTGGAATTGCTGCGGGCGCTGTGGGCAGCGAACGGCCCTGCTGACGCAATTCGCTACGCGAGTCAGAGCCGCAGCTTGGCTTGCGTCAAGCAAGATATGGGATCGAGTTTTACTCGCCTGTTGACCGCTTACCGAAGTGTCTACGAGATCAGCGAAGACCGAGGGAACTTGGGCTGGCTCCAATCGCTTCTCCTGCATGAGCAGTCTCTCTCCGTCCTGCGAAACATGGGGTTCCTGTATGGCGCCTTCTTTGTTTCCGACCTCCGGGAGAAGACCTTCAGTTTCCCCAATATCGATTGTTCCCCTCACTCCATTACCCTTCCGCTTGTCTTTCCAGAGGAGCCCCACAAGGGCAACACGCGCAAACGGCTTCGTTGGGTTGCGGAGCACCTCGTTACCATGTACGGGGTGTTCAGGCAGCCCTTCGAACTCTGGCAAAGTGAATTCCGAGCCCTTGACGCAAATCATCTTCGCTCGCGCATCCAGCAGCGACTGACGAAGCATGATGACCGGGGCCACGTCCTTAGGCCCGTCTTCGCCGATCCGTCGCGATTCGCCGGACTCTTGGCCGGAACAGTCTCGCCAGACGAAGGCGTGGATGTTCTTGATGATCTCTTCTCCGGTTTCCTGGTGGCCGAAGAAGACGAACTAGTACGCCTTACAGCCCTGGTCGTGGTTTTGGGGCACCTTTTGACATATGTGATCCACGCGTTCTTCAGCCAGAAGCCATCTGAGCCGTCTGAGCTTCCCTGGTCCGTCGATTGCTTTCTCAATGGGATGGTAGGCACAACCACTCTGGAGAAGCGCCTGTCCTGCATATACGTTGAGCCTGGCGAGGTTGCCTGGGGGATTCTCTCCAGAATACGCTCATCTAAGGAGGATGGAGCGGAAGGCTCACGGGCCTTTGACGACAGAATGAGAGCCTATGAACTCTCGCCTGTTGGCGGAGGTTTAGGCCGTACGGCGGAGGATGTTGTCTCATGGCTGCGCAAGGTGCTGATCGTGATGCCCGAGGACTATGCTGACGTGCTAACGCGATACATCACCTGCCCATCGGGGGCGGCGAGCGGTTGGGAGGAACGGATTGGCGAGCTTGAGGCCGCCTTGGTTGGTGGGGACGCCAAGGCAGTTTGCAGCGCTCTGGATCGCTTCCAGCCCGCTCACGAATCCGGCTATCGCTTCAACGTTCCCTTACAACTCGTGCTGAAGCACAGAGACTGGGGCGATTGGGCGTTCGGGTACCGCCGGGGATACCTCTTTGTGCCATGCTCGACGGTGCAGCTAGAGGCGGGGGACTGTGACGAGTTCTCCGTCGCATCGCTGAACATCGACGCACAGTTCCTTGAGGAGCGCTTCCGGAAGCAAGCGGATCCGAACGGCAATGGCCTACTCTCGACGCGGGACGAGTACGCTACGTTGTTGCGAAGCACTGTTGGCGACCTCAGCCTGTTCTGTGCGGTTCTTCATGGGGCAGCTGACTACGAGCGTCGACGCGCCATTGTGATCCAAGCCGGGCGTACCGCAGAACGCTTCCTCATGAGCAATCTGTTGCTTGTTCGTTCGAACCATGACTTGGGCACGCTGCAGACGCAAGTGGGTGGAGGCGTTACTAGTCTTCTCGATGAGTGGGATCGCAGGTCCGACGCAGAGAAACGCGAAGACTTGGAGGAAGTTCTCGCGAACACCCAGCTTGCTTTCTTGGGCGCGGAACTCGATCTCCCTTGGGTAGAATCGGGCAGACCGTTGGACATGGAATCCATTTCCCACCTTAAGAGCCTGCTTGAACCCGCCGTTCGGTTTCGAGGAGTGCGAGTTGCTTTCCATGGCGATTGGGACAAGACAACTGAGGTCCCCAAGGCGCTTAGGGTCGTGTTCTCGAACCTGATTCGGAACGCCATCGACATGGTAGGAAACGAGGAAGTCGTCCTTGAGGCTCGTGTCTGTGAAACTGCGGCTGAGTTTATCTGCCGCAGCCAGAGGCCAATGGTTGCGTTCTTCCGGCATCAGGCTTTCATCGGACCTCTATCCCCCAAGCCACCTCTCGAACATCGGGGTCTCTGGATATGCCGTCGGTTTGTTGTAGATTTGTGTCAAGGAGAGTGGTCTCTGGCGGAGGAAACAGATAAGTTCCAGACAAACATTCGAGTATGTGTTCCTCTCGGACTAGGGAGTAGGCAGAAATGACCGAGCTCGAAAGACCTGCGTCTCAGATATCTGTGCTTGTTGTTGAGGACAGTAAGACCCTTCGCACCGAGTGGCTTCGCAGTATCACGCATGCATACGAGGGCATTTCTGTGCATGAAGCGGACTCGTTTGACGGCGTCGCAGAACTCCTGGAGGGAGGGATCCGGCCGGCGGTCGCCGTAGTCGATCATCGCCTGAAATCATCAGAGCGATGCCCCACGGCCAGCGGACTGGACGTTGTCAAACGGTTGAAAGCAGATTGCCCAAACATCCGTATCCTCGTCATGAGTGCCTACTCCATGGACACAATAGATGGTGAGAAGGTCTACAGGATGTACCTGACCGTCGCGCAAGATGTTGAATTCCTGGACAAGGCACCCGAGGGAGTGGTGGCCACAGGTTTCGCGGCCCTAGTGGCCTGTTGAAGAAGGCGACTTGCACTTTGGGTGATCGTTATGGTACACGTTGACGCATGGCAGATATCCCCCCTCAGAGGAGTCCCTGACCATGTGTCTTTACGTTCGCCG